TTATGTTATAATTTTAATTTTAAAGAACTGCATGCATATTGAATCATCTCCGCCAGGCTGTCAAGCCCATTTTTTCAAAAAAATCAAAAAAATTTTTCGATTTTTTAAGTGGCTTATTATAATGAAGATAAAAAATCTCATATGATAATAGATAATAGGGGTTGAGGCGGGGAAACATTCGTTGATAAGATATATCAACCGCTATGCGGTTCAAAGTTTCAAAAACAAGGCAAATTGAAGATTTGATGTTTTGATTGCGTAAGCAAATGATTTTAAGCTTTTTATGAAAATACAAAATTTTGACGGTTTGGAAGGGGCTTTTCCGCTTTTTGCCGTTTTTGGCGCGATTTTTTGCTTGCTTTTTTTGAAATCAATATAAATCCAAATAAAACCAATATATTTCATTTATTATTTTTTTTAAAAATGTGGGATTTTAAGCACTTATCTTAACGCAACGCAAAACTGAAAAATGAAACCGTCACAACGTCAAATTCATCAAAAGCATCAAACCTTTCAAAGATATAATATCTTGCCTTGCAAGGTTGCGAGATAGATTTTCTCGCCTTTGTCAAGCAAAAAAATAAATTTTTTTGAGAGATAGAAATCCCGCCTGATGTCAAGCAAAAAATGAATAATATTTATAAAAAGAAGTATTATTTATAACTTATTGAAAATAAAGCTCTTGCCTAATCTATTTTTATAAGTTATTGAAAATCAAGGCGTTAGCCTTCCCGCCCGTCGGTAGTGGCTTTATTCCGTCCTATACACTTTCAAGGCGGAGCCACTATGGACAGGTAAGTGTGTTTGTTTTAGAGAGCGCAAAGCGCAAAAAAAGTAAATTTAGTTTTTAAGAGACGGAGAAGTCGATTATAAGTATTCTAACCAAGGGGGAGGGGGGTCTCTATATAGAATATCCTCTCTCGACCTACCACTAAAATTAAGTAATATTTAATCTCAAAAATAATATTACTTGACATATAGGCTTCGCCTATTTTAATATACAAGGCACAAAAAGAAAGGGCTTGCTGGGCTGTCGCCCATAGATAAGATTTCTTTTAAACTACTATCGCTGGGCTTACGCCCAAAACTATTATCGCGAAGCGGGTCTTTTATAAATCATTTATAATGTAGCGCGAAGCGCAGGCATGAGTGAACAAATCGAAGCAGATTTACTATTAGATACGGAAGTTCAGGATTTAGCACAATATCCGCTCTCCCGCGCCATAACTATGCTTCGTGCTCTGGGACTCCCCGCCTCGGATATTCAGTCAGAATTTGGTATTATTCCCGAGGCTCAGAACCTTTTAATAACGAAGTATCATAAAGACCTCTATCATAGATTTGAGGTGGAGGTCTTCGATGATGAGAAAGAGACCATCGAGAAGATGGCGACCGCTAGCCTGCGGCTTAAATATAGACTGCTTCATGATGAAACCCAACCTGCTAAGCTAAGGAATGATGTTGCCACCGAGATACTAGATAGGGTAATGGGTAAGGCTAGACAGACTATTGAGCAGGTCAACTATAATGTTAATGCGGAAGCAGAGTCTAAGAAGATTGAGAAAGCTATACTTGATACTCTCCGCGGTATAGGTTTGTCGGATTCTGATGCACAAAAGCTTCTTGAAGAGGACATTATAAATGTCTAAGCTTAACATATCAGGAGAGGAGTTAGTTCGGCTAAGAAAGTTATATAAGAGACGAAATGAACTCCGCGCTGAATTTAAAATAGATTTTTTTGTACCGAATAACGGCGGGCAAAAAGCGTTCTTTGAAAATGCGGACAAGAAAAGGCGAGATATATTTGGCGGAAATAGGTGGGGAAAGTCTACGTGTGGCGTTATAGAGGATATTAGTTGGGTTCTTGGAGAGCGTAGGTTTTACCCCGCCGACAATCCGTTGAGGCGTCTTGGGATACCAAGGCGGGGCGTTAAGGGACTTGTGATAGCTCAAACTTGGGATAAGGTTGATGAGCTATTTACAGGTGAGGGTTTTGGTTCATCACCAAAGGGGAAAATTAGGGAATATTGCCCCGCCCGCTGTATAACTAATACTTGGAGAGACAATCAGGGTAGAACAACCCGAATGGCTTTCCGTAGTGTTATTGATGGTGTTCAGCGGGACAGCCTGCTTTATTTCGCCACGGTGCAGTCATTCTTGCGAAACGAGATGGGATTAGAATCGTCAGATTGGGACTTCATTCATGTAGACGAGCCGCTTCCCCGCGATATGCAGGTGGCAGTTGCTCGTGGACTTGTTGACCGCGATGGTTCTATGTGGCGTCTATTAACTCCCATAGAGGAGATGTGGATGTGGGACGAGGCAGTAATGCAGAGCACCGCCCACCCAGACTATTACTGGATGTACACTGGTAAGGCGGGAGAGAACGCCCACCTAAAAGGAATGGACGCTTTCTATGAGACTCTAAGTGAGGAAGAGCTAGCATGCAGACGCGACGGTCGCCCGATGGCCGCGGGGAGGCTCGTCATACACGGGTACTCCGAAAGCAAGCATCTCAGCCGAGGAACACCCGCGGGCTGGAAGTCAATCGACGAACCGCCCGAAGACGCCCTCATTGCCGTGGCAATCGACACCCACCCGCAAACACCGCACGCGACCCTTGCGGTCGCGATTACACCCACCGACGCCATCGTATTTGATGAAAGGTTTGCAAAAGGTTCTATTGAAGAAATTGCTAATTGGTTAAAAGGTAAATCTTGGTACGACCAAATAGGATATATACTTATAGAACCTGCTGCTTTTATAGTAGACCAAACTACTAAACGTTCTTTTGCAGATGATTTTGAAAAGTATGGAATAGAACTTACTAAGGGAAGTAAAGCACGTACAGAAGCAATAAAATCTACTAACGAACATTTCTATAATAATAAACCTCATCTATGGGTTCATGAACGCTGTACAGAAACTCGTAAAGAACTTGCTTCATGGTACTTTGATAGAGATAATAAACCGAAAGATAAAGATGACCATATGATGGAAAATCTCGGAAGAATTATTCTTCATGATGGTTTAGACTATTATCCCCCGCCTGTACTTGCTAAACAGAACATTCCTAAACATTCTACTTTTACAAATACTTTTAAATCAACTGATAGTGAATTTTTTAAAACTTCTAATTTCGACGGATTAAATTGGGAGACTTAAATATGGAAGAATCAAGTAAAAAGAAAATAGGCGCAGGAATCGGTATAGTTGCAGTTATATTGACTGTGATAGCTTCATTCCTGCTTGGAAGAGAAGTGTCTTTTGAAGATACCGCCGCAGATATAGGTGGTTATATAAAAGATGCTCAAACTCAAACTATTGACAATTCGGTAGGAAATCCTTCTACTGTTCAGACCACTAATAAGTAGCCATACTTAACCTCAGGTTCTGGCGTCCAACACTATGTTGAAAACTTTGGCATCTCTTATAGAATGTATAAGAATATACTTAGAGATAAGAAAGTCTAAACTAGTGTTGGACGTTCTGAACGAGGAATACGAGAATGAGCAAGAATTTCAAGAAAAGATTACTACCTTACGCGCTGATGGTCAACATACTTTGGTTGACAGGTTGCAACGCGACCGTAGTAGACTCGCGTCTTTACGAAGTCACATCCTTGCCAGATTACCTATATCTGGAAAATGGTCAGAGCTTTACGAACAAAACGGGACGGTCGATAACACTAGCATCAGAGAGAGTAATACAGGAGAAAGACGCGATAATAAGTGATTTACGACTAACTTTAAATGAACTTATATTGAAAGGCAATCTAAAATGAAAATTACAGTAAATACTGGCGGTCTACAAGTTAACTTTGCAGATATGATAAAAGATGTTAAACTTATCTACACTAACGTAGGTAATACTCCTTTTCTTGTCGACTTTGTAGACCCCGCCGGAGAGAATAAAACTACCGTAGTACCGCCAGCAGGACGTTATACTATATCATCTAACGATGGTAATCCTACTGGAGGTAGGCTTACGTTTTCTACAGAAAGTGGTCAAACCTATATGGTTGTGTCCAAAGTACAAGAGGATTCAACTGTTGATGGTGTTGATGAAAAAGGATACCTTACAGGAACTGCCTCAAAGGACGAAGTAACTAGCTTGCAGCAGGAAGTAACTAGTCTATCGGATACGGTTGATGAAGTGTCCTCCGACCTATCTAACGTAGAAACATCTGTTACAGCTATCACTTCTAAAACACAGAATCAGTCTGCCACATCTGGCAATACTTCTTTTACGGGAAATCTTACTGTTAGTGGGACAATCTCGACTGGAAGTATGTCAGATATTGTAGGCAAAGTAAAGCAGAATCAGTCTGCAATTTCAGGGATTCAGACAGATGTAGCTACGCTAGCTTTATCAAAACTTCCATATGGTATGCTGCACTTCAATCAAGGAAAGCTGAGCGTGGCAAACTGGACGTCGGTCGTCATTCAGCTTCCGTTTTCACTTGCAATAGAATACGAAGTCGAAAGCTGGGACGGAATAAGCTACGAATACGACAACGAATTTTCATTTTTCAACTGCACGAACGCCGACTGGAACGTTTCGGGATACCCGATATACGGATTCAGGCTCACCAAGAGCGGGGAGTCGCAGTTGGGCTTCACGCTCGGCGGATGCGGGAGCGAGGGAATGGGAGCGTCGAGGGGATGGACAGGAAGCATAACGCTGCCGACGGGCAGGCACACTCTCGCAGTCGCCGTTCCCGCGCCGGACGCAAGCGGCAACAGCCTCGCGTCCATACCGGTATACATAGACGGCAAAAACGCGGGCAGCCTCTCCGCGACAGTCGGCAAGCACAATGCGTCGGTTTCATTCCAAAGGCCGCTTGTAATAAACGAGCGCGGAGTGTATGCCGGCGGCTCAACCTTTAATGAATTTGAAATCGCGCTTTCGAGAATCTCGGTTTTCAATTTCGACATGACGGCGGAAGATGCGCCGTACACTGTCGCAGACTATGCGGCTGGAAAACTTATTCCGCCCGCATTAAAGCCTTCGCAAGTTTCGCTCGCGCTAGACAACTACGTAATCGAGCGCAATTCAACTACTAAACTTGTAAAGGACACTTCGGGTCATTCTTATGATGCGACAGTCACAGGGAGTGTTGTTGGCGATAATGACCAGTCGGTAAAAGCTTTCGTGGACGAAATCAAAACTCAAATAAATCAAGCAAATGGCTAAGAAAATTCTAATCAAAAGTAAGGAAGGCGTGGAAATATACTTCGCGCTGAAAGAAATCACTCTCAAAGGAGAGGCGATAACGAAATTCCCGAGCGGGGAGGAATGGAGCGACGGACTGTCGAAGCCGTATGTTTACGGCGAAAGCTACGTTGACAAACTTCCCGACGAAATAGTCTCGCAAATTTCGGCGTTGCTCATTCCCGCCGACATTGAAGTGGATAACGAGCCGCCCGCCGACGTTAAGGAGGAACAGCAGTCTTAAAGAATGTACACGCACGACCAGATGCTTGAACTCATATCGGTGGCGAAGGCGGCAAAGCTTTCGTTCCCCGATGAGTTTGCGGCAGCCCCGCTTGACGAACTTTGCGAAGTTTGTAATGGTGTCGGTAGTGCGTCTATACCAGAGAAGCTTCGCAAAGCTTTGACTAAGGCGTACGCCTGCGCACAAGCAACTGCGGCAATACATGACTGGCGCTATTCAAAGTCAGACGGTTTACCAGATAGTCAAAGGAAAGCCGATGCTGAGTTTTTAAAGAACGGTATGGAAGAAGTGAAGTATAGACACGCTAACGGCGGTTTGTTGAGTTTACTTCGTAGACTTTGGGACGAGCGCAAGATTGTAGTGGCTTATCGTTTTTTAGAAGCAGACGGAGAATCTGCTTGGTGCATTTCTTTTAGAAATAATGTTTTAAAGTTGAATTAAATTATGTCAGACGATGCGTCAAGACTTGTTAGGGCGGAAGAGAATTATAAAAGTATTCTCTCTACCCTAGCTGAAATGAAGGACGATGCTCGGCGTCGTGAAGAAAAACTTGACTCGATGTCTGAGGAATACACACGATTCAAAGAGCACAGAGAGTTCGTATGTAAACCTTTACACGCTAAGGTAGAGAATTTAGAAGAGATGCTTAAAAAGATTTATGAGTCTCTTGATTTGAGAATAAGAAACCTCGAAGCTTTTAAATGGAAAGCTGTGGGGGCAGTTGGTGTTATTACCTTCGTAGCAAACTTCTTAGCACAAAAGCTTTTTTAATATGAATCAAGAACAGATAAATAAAGACCTAAGAGACAAAAATAGCGACACCTCTGATTTTCAGAAGCATCTGGTGAATATCTATCGCTCGTTTATGTGCGAGTCATCGAGCACTATGTCTCAATTCTGGTATCTTTGGGATAAAGATTACCTAAGATATACTGGATATAGGTCTCTTGATAAGAAAGATGTTCAGAATCTTAAAAAAGGTGGAACTGCTAAGATTATAGTACCACTTAGCTTTGCTACTGTACAGACCGCCGCCGCCAATTCAATGCAGATGTTCATGAACAAAGAACGTCTGTTTGAACTAACCGCATATGGTCCGGAAGACGAAGATGTCAGAGAAGGTCTAGAACGTGATATAGATTACCAAATTAAGCATAATCGTATATACCATACTTTGTATTTGCAACTTATAGATGCTTTTACAAAAGGTATTACAGTTGGTCGTTGCGACTGGGAAACCCAGAAAAAGAAATACAGGGTAAAAGAAAAACGTCCAATCATAAATCCAATAGGACATCTTCTAAATATGTTCGGAATGGGGCAGTCTTCTGCTACGCAGTACGAAGAAGTTGAGACTGTTAAAGAGCTTGTACAGTATGAAGGAAATATAATTTCTTACATCAGTCCTTATTCGTTCTTTCCTGACCCGTCTGTACCGATAAGAGATTTTCAGAATGGAAGCTATTGTGCAGTAGAACAAAGCACAACCAAAGTCAAACTTTTAGAGCAAGAGGGAACTTTGTTCCACGGTGTTAATAGAGTTCCTAACAGTATACCAGAAGATATATATCGTGGTCGTCAGCGTTATGCAGGTACATTTAGAGTTCGTAAAGACCAGACAGGTCTCAACTACGTAAACTCTGTTCTTGGTGATAAAGTTTCCACTGGTACTCAAATAGATACCGTAGAGATGTTCCTTAAACTCGTTCCGAAGGAAATAACCGAAAAGTACGATATTGATATAGGTAATGAGGAAGAACCGATAATGTTCGTTCTCGTTGTCGCTAACGATACGAAGGTTATCCGCTTTGAACGATATGAGGAGCTTCATGGTAAATTCCCGTTCTTTGTAAGTCAGCCCCTCCCCGACGGAGATTCCTTTATAGGATTGACTCTCCCTGGTGTTCTTGACGGTTTACAGCAGATGATTACTTGGCTTATCAATAGTCATATGCAGAATATAAGACAAGCGATTAAGAACCGCTTTCTTATTAAGACCAAGAATGTCAATATGGACGACGTTGTTAACAACGCCGACTTCATCAGGGTTGAGGGAAGTACTTCTCTTGGCGATGCGATTATCCCGCTCACCGTAAGTGATATGACCGCGAATCACGTTCCGTTTGTGCAAACCTTGCAACAAATAGCACAGATGGCTACGGGTATAACCGAGAATGCAATGGGAATGTATACTTCCGGTAGAAGGTCAGCTTTACAGACAAGAGGAGTTCAAGCCGCCGCACAAGCCCGCCTTGCCCTAATGGTTAATAACATGTGGTATGGCGGTCTTGATATTCTCGGCGAGCTTATTCTTTCAAATACCAGACAATTTAGAACCCAAGAGGTTTACGAACAGATAATAGGAGATGCTATTGCATATTATCCGTACGATAGAGTGATTATGTCCGACCCTGCCAAAATAGCGGGAGGCTATGACTTCGTACCGATAGAGCCTATTACAGATGGTGGGCGTATGCAGATAGCCAGTCTTGCTAAGGAACTTCTTAGTAATCCCAATCTCATACAGGCTACCAACCTGTCGGTCGATAAGATTCTTGCTAAGATATTTGAGATAATGGGAATAAGGAATTACGAGGCTTATAAGAATGCGCCACAGCCTTCACAGCCTGCCCCTGCCCCCCAGATAAACGTTGTTCCTGATGAACAGGCAATAATGCAAGCACAGCAGGGTAATATAGCTCCAGCTGGACAGGAAGCGATGCCGATAGCGCAGGCTCTCCAAAACGGTCAAATATAAATGATTTATAATGTATGACAATACAAGATTATGAGACCATATTCAAGAACTTCATAGACAAGAAAGCCGAACAGCTTATTTATGATATTCTTGGAACCCCGCCCAAAAACGACGAGGATAGAAAAAGACTAGAACGTCTTGGTGAAGTTTATAGGACGTTAATCGAGCTTCCAGAGGATTTCCACAACTACATAAAATCAATAACCAGACAGGAGTAAAATATGTCAGAAGAAAACAACATAGGAGAACAGCCAGATGTAGATATGATACAGATGGCTTTGGAACGGAACAACCCCGCGGGCAACCCAGAGACGTCCGGCTCGGGCAATGAGCAGGCGGGGCAGACAGAAGCTTCACAGCAGACAGAACCCCAAACTTCAACCGACCAGCCACCGTCCGCCGAAGGCGGTCAGCCACCCGCGGGTCAACCCGCAAACGATGGCAACAAAGGTATAGACCAAATAGAGCTTGCTAAAACTGTTGCTTCTGCTGTTGCGGCTGTTAATGCTGAACAGAATAAAGCACAGCAAGAAAAGAAGCCTGAACTTACCATAGAAGAAGCAAATCGCATCCTTGGTAGAATTTCTATCACTCCGGAAGAAACTCGTAAGATATTTTCGTCTGAAACTCCGGAAGAAGAACGTGCGGCAATGTTGACAGACCTTCTTATTCGTACAGCAATGTATGGTAGGAATATGGCAACGACTATTGCTAATGCGGAACTTAATAAGTACGCAGGTAGGATTGATAGTTTCTTTTCACAGAATATTCAGCCTATTCTTTCACAAGTTTCGCAGAAAGCGGCGCACGAAGCAGAGACGAAGTTCTATGAAGAATATCCTGGACTTACTCCTTATAAATCAGTAGTTAATGTAATGACTGCTAGTATTGCACAACAGAATCCCAAGTTGTTGCAAGTTCCAGAAAAACAATTTAAAGAAATACTGGTTAATGAAATATCAAAAGTAATTAAACAGTCTATTCCTAACTTTGACCCAAAAGTCAAACTCGATAATGGAGGTGCTGTTGCAAATCCTGTACAACAGAATGCAACGACGTCAGTTCCAAAAGCGACAACGCGCACATTCTCATCGGGTGGAGTAATAAATAAACCTAATGAAACAGCCAAAGATAATGTAAGTGCTGGATTTAGCATCTTTGGTTACTAATAAGGAAAACACAAAATGGCAGAAAACGTAATACTCGGCTTCCCTTCGGTGGAGCAGTTTCGCGATAAAGACCTTATCCATAGGTCTCTTCGTCGCACGATTATAAACGCGTTTCCCAATGGTGGTGCTCCGCTTACGGCTCTTATTGCGTGGGCGAATGTTGACCCCATTGCGAACACTAAACACGAGTGGATGGAGGAGATATACCGTTCTCCGAGCATAACTACTCGCGGTACGAATCCTATTACCACAAACGCTCCCACCACTGGTGATGCTAATGATGGTACTGTGATTACGGCTAAAACGTATACCACCGCTGACAAGCTTTATATCAAAGCTACTTCGGTTGGTCTTTTGGCTGTTGGAGATGTTGTTCGTTTCCATACTTGGAATGCACTTGCTCGTATAACGGCGGTCACTCCTGGTGTTGCGGACAACACTGTTAACGGTTATGTTGAAGTACTTCCGATACGTGACTTTGCTGTTGCTTCGGGTAATTTGACTGACTATGCGGCTGGTACGTCGATAGACGTTATCGGTTCTGCTTTTGAGGAAGGCGGACATAGCGGTACTCCTCGTGGTACTCGTATTCCGACTTTCTTGCAGAATCAGACTCAGATATTCAAAGAACCGTTCATCTTCACTGGTTCGGCGATAAAGCAGGATTTGGAGTTCGACCAGTCTGGTCCGTATAAGAAGCGTGCTATGGACGCTGCGAGAGACCACTATGTCAAGCTCGAAAAATCGCTATTGTTCTCGAAACGTTCTAATAGAACGATAACGAACGCTGATGGTTCTGTGACGGAAACTCGTACGATGTCGGGTATCCTCGAATTTCTTGAAGCTTGGGACGCTGGCTCTAACGGTATTATGGTTAACGGTCAGGTATGGAATCCTTATAGCTTCAAGCAACCGTCCACGACCGACGATGACCCTGAAAAGCGTATCATAGAAAACGCATCGGGTGAGTTCAATATCGACTTGCTTGAAAAGTGGTTGTCTAACATCAATCTGTACTATAATGCCAAGACTGCTGAACGCCTCGTTCTTTGCGGTTCTGACGTTATGCGTGCGATGTCTAAGGCAATGCGTGCTCAGGGTTCGTATCACTGGGAAGTTGGTCAGAAAGCTTTTGGGCTTGAATTTAACAAGCTTATCACCGCTTTCGGTACTCTCATATTTGTGACGCACCCGCTCTTCAATGAAAATCCGATTTATCGTAAATCTGCTCTTATCGTAGATATATGGTCGATAAATTGGAGACCGTTGAGGGATAGGGATACGCAGGTCAGAACTAACATACAGTCGAATGACTTCGATGGCAGGAAAGATGAATGGCTTTCCGAAGGTACGTTGGAGTTCTGGAAGCCGATGAACCACATGTTCATTAAGAATATGTCTGTGTTCAATCCCGACCTTGAAGTTGACTAAAATTAAACAATCAAAAAAGGAAATACTATGGCTCTTGATGGAAAAGCAAAAGGCGTAGATTTGTACGGAGCAACTCCGCCGTCTGGTGTTGATGCTCGTAGTTGGAAAGGAAACCAGCCTCCGACCGGTGGCGGAAACTTCGATACGAAAAACATAGGCAGTCAATCGCCTGCTCCTACATCTAACAAAGGTGGTATACCTTCGGGTGCTAAACCTGGTGGTGGATTTCAAGGGAGTTAAAGAATGACGCAAGGGCTACACTTCTCGTTGGGTGTAGCCCTTGTCGTTATTATAGAAAGGCTATATAATGATTGAAGAACAAGATATAGTTAATGAGGTTTTGAGAACAGTAAATCGCCCAGAAGATGACGAATATTGGGTTAAACCTGTACAGAAATTTGTAGAAGAATCTATAAGTAGACTTCTTATAAAGCTTGATTTTGAACTATTCAATCAAGTAGTAAGTTTTGAAGCTGTTAATACTTGGGACGACAGAGTTGATACTATTGATTTAAGTAATTCTTTTAAGAGAGTTGAGCTTGTTACTGATAAGTATGGTAAAGAATGGAGAATGATGCCAGTTGCATCAATGAGTAATGACCTTTATTTAGAATCATACAGAAAGTTCCCTGAATATACTATTGCTAAGCGAGGGTTAAAGCTAATTCTTCCACCTAGGTTTAATAACGTATTTTATGTACAAGGTTATCTTAATTTAACTAGTAGTAGAGTACAAACGGGTTATAAAGAAGAATTTTTACCAGCTGCTCATGATTATATTTATTATGATGCCGTAGACCGTATGTATATGTTTTTGCAAGAAGATACTGATATTATACAGTTGAATAGAACTATGAGGGATAGTGCATTTCTTGATGTTGAAACTTGGAATGCAGGATTTAAATCAGTGGGAACAATTCAAATTTTTGGTTAATATGCCTGACTATTCTGGAAATACTTTTGAAGATATAAATCCGCAGTACCCAGAAGATACTGAACTCGCGGGATACCATGCTGCGGCTATGCGTCAAGTGAAAAGGTTTTTAACTAGACCAGAAGGGCTTGAAGCTAAGATAACAGAATGGATAACATCTGAAACTTCTAATCCTATATTAAATGCACTTAATAAACTTATTAGAGTTCCAGAGATAGGTGAACTTTATTTCACTATGGATAATAAGTTTAATCCAAATGATGAAGAAAATCAACTTTATTTTAACGGAACGTGGGAAAAAATTTCTGGTAAGCTTTTAGTTAGTACTGGAAGTATAGTAGCTTTTACTCCTAATCAAACGAACGTATCGGTAGATGGCTGTGCTTTTGATGCAGAATGGGGAGGCACTACTAGTAAAAGATTAGAGACAGGAATAGATAATTATTACAGATGGTTTCATTATGTATCAAATGACGACGGTACATGGTTTCATTATAGAAGGTGTTATTCTGCGCTTAAAATTCCTCGTAATAACTTAACTAATGCTACTCTTACATATACTATAAATTTAGATGAATTAAATGTTGCCTATGATAGATTAACTTCTCTTCCAATAAGAATCTCTTTTTCCAATAATAATACTTATGGAGTTAACATTGGGACGGAACTTTATAAAGGAATTTTTGCACCCAAAAATAATACCTTAGGAATACAATCATCGTATACGGGTAGTAGTGAAATAAAATTTTCTGACACTGACGGTTGGCTTATTGCTACTTATAATTGTGATAATCCAGACGAATGGATAACTAATAAATATGGAGCTGGGAGTAATGTAATAGCTTCTGCAATGAGTGCATCTATGGTGGCTAATTTTACTTCTTCTTATGATGTAGTAGCAGATGCATCTTACCAAGAATCTGTACCCTTTATTGGAGTTAACATTTGGGTTAAAACAAGTGATAAATCACCTGTTATTGAGGACGTATAATGAGTAATGACACTTACAGTGGAAGTAGTTTAAGAAACTTACGAGCAAGCACACCGGAAGATGCAGACGGGTTTAACGTTGACGCTCGTGCTCTTAGACAGATAAAAAGATTTTTAAAAAACGATGATGGTTTACTTCAAACATTAGCTGATATATTTATATCAGACAATAATGCAATATTAAATAATTTTAAAGACAGTCAAGTATATAGTAGAAATAATCAAGTGATAGCTTTGAGGTCTGATATAGACCCGAATAATAGTAGTAAATTTTCTGGTCGTTGGATTAAATTAAATAGTCAAGCTATATGTGCTACTGGCAACGCCAATTTCAATACATTTGCATATGGAACTTCTGATGATTTTATTGGTATTCCTATAACGGATTATACATTAAATTGGGTTAAGTGGGGAAAATATGAAGATAATGACGGAGTATTGACTACTAAGATAATAGATGGTGAAACTATACAATTATCGTCAAATAGCTATATAAGGAGTAGATTATATGTTATTATACCTTTATCTATAACTGACGTAACTAGTCTAGACTTATCATTAAATAACGGCGGTGCAACGTCACGTGGTCTTGTTTCTTACCCAAATTTAACTGTTAATTTTTGGTTAGCGTCTAAAAATTCATATGATAGCAGATACCATTCATTTGGATTATTTCAATTAGGTAAAACGCAGTCGTATAAGAAAACTTTTACTAAGAATGATTTACAAGGAGCAAAGTATTTTATAGTGTCATTTGGAGAACCCACAGGTAATATACAAGAATTTTCATTAAGGAATAACGCGTTTATTAACATTACTGCGATAGGTAATAATTCTAAATGGACACCTAATTATGAATTAAATTGGACTTTAAAGGCAACACAATACGCTAATTGTACTTTGGAACAAATAGTAGAAAAGCATTCTAATAGAACTTATCGCAATATGCTTCGAGTAAATAAAGAAGCTAATGATGTAGCAAAACTTCAAAAAATTTATTTCTATACTCCGGTAGGATATTTAGCTAATATAACCGATGTGTCATTTTCTTTAAAAAATGCTTGGTCTCTATTTTCCCAAAACTATATGGCTAATTTTCCTAACTTAGCATTGTCAGGAAATTTATACCTCTCGAAATACAAAAATTATAAAGTTAAAATAACTTTGTCGAAAGACCCTGTATGGAATCCTGATGGTATTATTATAGGTGAAACAACTATCGAAGAAGCTGTAAGAAATGGTGTTTACTTTAATAATATTAAAAACACATACACTGATAGAGCATATGGATATATCGTATTCTCCATAGTAGACCCGCAAGAAATCGAATTAGAAGAGGGTACTTTATGGTGGTTAGTTGATTTAGAAATGACTATAAATTTAAATATGCCTTTTAACAACGAAACTTATAGAGTGACTGATATAGAGGTAGGTAAAAATTACCAAAGTGTTTTACCTATATTAGGAATGAATTTCTGGAAAAGGTTAGACGATGGCAAGGAATGAAATAGTAATACCGATTAACTTTGGTATACGTCAAGATATAAATGACATTTCAACTTCTTTGTATTTTAAAGAAGTTGAGAATGGCTATGTCGAAGACGGCTCTATGAGGTCTGAACCATCATATGTACCATATGCTGTTTTTAACGGAACTGGGCAGGTAGATGGTTATGCTGTCACTATAACACTTCAAGATAATATAGAATATTTTGGTATAAAAATTGATGATAAATTTTATTATTGTGATAGAAAAGACCCTGATGAGCAAATTATTCCATTATTAGAAGTAGGTCAATTTACTCTTGAAGATGGAACTGTTTATAAAAATTACGATGATGGAACTATGCAATTTGCGCAGTGGGTATGGACTGAAATATCCACTGCTTATATGACTCGTAAAGGTTTACCTCTTTATAAAATAATTCCTGGTTCTTCTACTACGTTAGGTATACCGTTTTCGATAGAATTAGTAACTCCAACCTATAAGATATTAAAAGGTGAAAAAGAAACTGCCGTTTATATAAGTGCAAAATATATTTTAGTTACCAAAGATAGGCTGTTTTTAGGAAATCTTCTCATAGACGGAGAAGATAATCCTGGAACTATAATGTGGAGTGATATAAACAATCCAGAGGATTTTGAAGTCACAAGGTCGAAAGAAGCTGATATTTTTAATCTTGGTGCAAACGCAAATGAAGTTACCGGATTGGCTTGGATGGAAGGTGTAGTCGTAACATTTACTAAAAATTCTATTTGGAGGTCTGACTACGAAGGACATGATAATAGATTCAGAACTACCGTTCTTACATCTAACACTGGTTGTATATATCATTATAGTGTAGTAACTGTAAATGAAATTTCATATTTCATTGGAAAAGATAACTTTTATGCACTTGATGGTTTAACTCTTGTACCCATCGGAGACCCTATTTGGAATTGGTTTAATCAAGTAGCTGAGACTACTAAGACAGATAACATCATAGGTCATTATGAATTAGACCAAGATGCAGTAAGTTGGGTATTCCAGAAAAAAGACTCTGGAGACTTCTGGTGTATCAAGTACAGTATACGAGATAAGATATGGACAACAAGGGTGATTAACGATGAGCATATATAATAAGTTATTTGATACGAGCCAAGTTGTTCGATATTATGATATGCTTCCGCAAGGGAGCTTGCAATATACTTGGAACGACCTTAACGAAAAAGGCTATACAGGAAATGGAGATTGGCTTTTTAATCCTATCCCGCGCCCGCCCGTGATTATGGGCAATTCTGATATATTTCAGCTTCCTAATCCCGATAAATCTAAAACATATATATTCAGAATAGTTTACGACCAGTACGGAACAAAAGATAAACCTATAACTGTTCGTTTGCGTACAAATACACTTGCATTAGAAACATTAAAGAACGTTAAGAGTTTAATCTCTTTGAATGTTGCCTATGATTTTGGCGGGAACATACAGCCAAAATTACGTGTTAGCGCAAGACAAAACTACGGAGACTCCGATAAATGGATTGAAATTCCTGCGACAGTTAATCCAGAAGGATACTTGCAGTATTGGTTAAGACGGGCGGGAGAATATAAATACATAACTTTTGAATTAGAGTATACTAACGATGGAGAGAATTACATCTCCCGCCTCAAAGCTGTTAGCTTAACAGTTAAAATAGTCAAAACGAAAGAACGATAATGGCTAATTTCTTTATAGTTCCAGACAAAAAGGATAACGAGTCTTTTATGACTTGGATTCAACGTGTCTTTCAAGAGTACGAAAAGAAACAAGAACGAGCAACTATGCTTGTTGGAACTAGACTTATAAACGAGAAAGAAACATCTGATGCATATAGCTATAAACTTTCTCCTTATTATGTAACAACTCGCATCTCATTTAAACCTGTTTTATCGAACGTTAATGTTACTATTGACATATCGGAAGCTACGGAAGGTATGTTAATAGAGCTACAATTTAATGGGTCAATGACTGCGACTATTGGAACAAAGAAATTTACTTTCACTCATGACACTAATTCAGCAGAGTCTATATACGTTACGGAGGACATGTTTGAATGAACTTAAAAGAGTTTAAATCGTTAACAGAACTACTTAATTTTCTTCCCGCTCTTATAAATGCGGTTAAACGTAAACCTTTTGTTTTTGGAAAACCTATTACAGTAGAAGAATTTATTTCTACTGTAATAGATATGTATATATCTAATCGCGCGTTAGTTATAGGAGCTTGGAGAGGTAAAGATTTAGGTTGCTTTATTCTTGCGAAAAAACAAGACGATGGAACTCTGTTAATTTGGTATGTTTGGTCAAATCCAAGACATAAAAAATATACCATTAAATGGCTTTTGCAAGGTAAACGTATTGGAGCTTCCTATGGATATACTAATGCTGTTTGGTATAGTCCATATCTAAATAGGAGCTATCGTAGATTGATGGAAAAACTTGGTAGCCGTCCTATTAGAGTAATGTATTCTTTAAACTTGAACGAAAAATGAAAATAACTCACAAGATATTCAATAACGGAGGTGGGGAAACTTCTTCGTCATCTCAGGTTGTAAGTGCACCTTATCAGCAGAACAGGGAGATAACTGACCCGTCTCTTAGGAATCTATTATCTAATATAACTGGTCAATTATCAAACTATTTTACTTCTTCTAGTAATGGAGAGAACGCTTTAACTGGTGAAGCTTCAAAAACTTTAAGTGGGATAATGTCTGGTAATCCTAACATAACACAGACTAATCCCTATATGAAACAGCAAGTAGCTAACATCTACAATACGACCGCTAGAGACTATCAAAACAATCTCGGAGCGGCAAGAGCAAGTACTGCTGGTCTTGGACAAGGAACAAGTAATCTTGCTGTCGGAGACATAACAAATGATTATCTACTTGATAGAGATAAACAAATAGCTGACCTTTTTGCTACGCAGTATAATCAAGACGTGACTAATGCACTTAATGCGGCTCTTGGTTCTCTTGCGGAAAATCCGACAGCCCAGATGGGTAATCTTGCTCTTGCACTATTACAGAACTTTACTCGTGAATATGGTTATCAGCCTGCTACTCAGACCAGCTCGTCTTCGTGGCAGATGAGTATATAAGGAGATTTTACTATGGCAATTAATCTTGGAAATGCTACCCTTATAAAAGGGTTAACTGATTATGCTAATCCGCAAGCGACTGACTACTCTGATTTAACTAATAATTGGGCTCAAAATATTACTGATAATATGGCTATTGGTAATACTAATGTACCGATAGATACTAACACCATGGCAAAAAATGCAATGTCATTTCAACAACAAAATGCTATGGATACTGCGAATGCACTAGCACAAGCAGAACAGATGCAACAACAGCAGACCGCTGCTCTTACACCTGGTCCACTTGACCCAAGAACTGTACGTAAAAATGCTCTTGTTGCTGCTAGTCCAACAAATGTTTTATCTGGCGGGCTAGCTTTAACAAAAGACCTAAGAGACCAAGCCAAGCAAGTTCGTGAAGGTCTTCGTGGTAAAACTCTTAGTACTCTTATAAAGTTTTTCCTCGGTGATTGGGCAGGAGCTGCCGCAGGTGCTGCCAGTGGTTCACAAGCTGTTGGTGCGGCTGTTAAAGGTGCAATTCAAGGCGGGGCTAAGGGAGCTTTGACTGGTGGTCTTAATGCCGCCTTTCCTAACAGCTCTATCGTTCAAGCTGGAACTTCAATTCTTAACGGAGGTCTAGGTAATTATCTACTTCAAAACGCTAATAATTATATTAGCAATGGATTTAACTTCGATAGAAATTATGGAAGTCGTAATTATATAGGTAGAAATTACCTTCAAAACATAAGGCGTTAACAATATAAATCATTTATAATGTAAAGGATAGATTATGTCAATAGACTATTCAACCTTGTCACCAGAAGACATGCTTGCATTAAATGCAAGTGATTATTATCCCGACCTCGGGACTATAAGCGCTCTCGATAATGGTTTGCTCCAATTTGATTCTAATGTTGGATTTCCCCCACCTGAAAGCCCAAGTATGGTTGGACGAATACTAGCTGCCGTTGCAGAACCTGGTAACAGGCTCGGAAGTAGAGTTGTGTCTGGATTGCATCAACTAGGAAGTGCACTCTATAATGCGGCAACTGGGAGTTCTTTTAGTGATATTATAAGCAGAATTAACGAAATTGACGCTCAAAGACAAGCAGAAGACCAGCGTAGGTGGGACTATATTATGGGACGACCTGGTGCGTCGTTAAGTCCTATTGAACACGGTTTTAATGTCGCAGGAGTTATTATTCCAGGTGCAAGTGCAGCCAAAAGCCTAATACGTGGAGCGGCTAGAAACGCACTAGCGTCAAGCGCGGCTAGAAACGCAATGAGGGCGGGACAAGCCGCACAAACTATTAGTCAAGCTAGCCGAACCATCGATGAGATGCTTCCGTGGACAAGAGGTACTAACTTTACTAATAGAGACGCAATGCGTTTTCTGCAAGCGGCAGAAAATCCGAACGGTGTAAGGTCAGCATTAGCTGACATATCACGCAATGACAATTTGCTACGTAGTTCAATCACTCGTTCTAATAGCGTAGATGACACAGTGGATATATTCACGAGAGCTGGACGTTTAGACCCAGATACATTTACTAAGCTTGACAGAATGAAATCTGGCGCAGACATAACTGGTGATATTTCATTAGCAAGACAGCCCGCGCTTAGAGCGAACCTTGGTTCTGAAATAAACAGTGCTGCTCGCAATAGTATAGTTAATGCAGAAGCTATGGCACGTGCTGCTGGTGAGAATCTTCCCCGCGCTTGGCGTAATATGGCTACCTCTGAACTTGTAGACATTGCACGCGACAACGCAATAAGAGAAGCTTGGCTTAATAGGCTTGCTAGACAAGATATAAGAAACATTCTTCCGAACTTCGGTCGTAGCTACGCAGGATTTGGACTAACAGGTGGACTTGGAAATGCTCTCGGAAATGCTATGTCAGACCTGCCTTATGACGTAGAGGCCGAAGCTAGACTTGCGGAAGTTGCTTTGTCTGAACCTACTAGTCTAAAACCGACTGGTACTGATACAACTGTTCCAGCTACAACTACCAATGGTAATTCTACCAATAATGTCGATACTATTGACAACGACACTATGATGGTAGCTTCTAGGGCGGGAGCACCTAATCTATATGCTTCCGAACCTACTAGTGTAGTAAGTGATGGACTTTCTTATAACGATGATGGTACTATTCCTGTTCAACCAATGTTTGCAGAATTTCAAAAAAGGTTGCAACAAAATGCAGAAGAAACTAAGAAGTATCGAGAAGAGTTAAAAAAGGATTATGAAAATCTAAGAAATATGTACGCAATGGACCCGTACCAATGGCAAACTCGTGTTCTATTAGAAAGACAACTATTTGATGCTGAAACGCGTGCCGCCAACAATTATAGAGACGACCCGTGGAATAAAGTTGGTGCTGTAATAACTGCACCTTTGACTGCTCGTAGGTTAGAAAATCCGTTTGAAGTTTGGGAAAGAAGTGTACAAGCGGCAGTTGATAGAGACCCAGAAGTAAGGAGATTAAGAAGACTTCTTGGTTATACGAACGACCTACCAAGTGGTTCAGACCGCGCTAAATCTGAACAGAATGTTATTGAGCAAGTTAGCAAAGTAAACTTTGATTTACTTAATTCTTCTCTAAAAGAATATCAAGCTATGCTAGAAGCCGCTACGGCGTTTAATAGTAATGTTTCAGAAGAGCGTAAAAAGAAAGCAGAAGCAAGGTTAATACAAGCACGAGCAAAAAGAGAAGAAGAAGAAACTAAATATGTAGAACAACTAAGCAAAGCTAAAATTAAATCAGATGAAGCTAGGGCTAATTTCTACAATAATGGAGGTTCTCGTGGATTCGACCCAGCCGCAATATCATCTCTTCTAAACCAAGGTGCAATCGGAGCTTCCCCGCTTGTAGGAAATAACTAATATGCCAGACTATAACGTACCATATTCGAGTTCCGCTAGGCTTCGCGAAAGGGAGGGCTTAACTGAACTTCCTGACGAAGAAGCAGCACGTATTCTCCAAGAGAAGTATTCAGGACAAGGTTGGAACTTTAACTTTGACGCTTTAAAGAATGCCAACCCCGTCCTGAAAGCCACTTCTTGGGTTAGTAGAAATCTTGAAGATTTGGCGGGAGAATATATAGGAGAGCCAATAAGAAATACTTTTGGCGATAATACCGTCACAAGAACGGCAGATGCTTTGGTGCGTGGACTGGCTGGTTCAGCACCTGGTATTGCAACGTTTGCCGTGACGCGGGGACGTTCCCGCCCGCCTATTGTCAGAGTAGCCGCCCCTTACCTAGCAGGCGGGTATGAAGCAACCCGAACACTCGCGGATACCGGCGACACAGATGCCGCGATAGCGGCGGGGTTGACTTCCGCACTGGCTCCATTCTCAGCAAGACAAACTTCCCGCGCACTCTCCCGCGTCACTCCGAGCGTCAGCGAGGGAACTCGCTCCGTGCTTGGTGGTGCTTTGGCTGATACAGCTTTAACAGCGGCACAGATTGGATATACTCCAAGAATGAAACAACACAGAGAAGGTGGCTTTTATGTACCTGTTGAAGATGTAAAACTAACTGACCCGCTTAGAAGTAATTATTATGAACGTCTAACCGAAGCGGCTACTAATCCTGAAATGCTTGGAACAGCCTTGGCAGGAACGATATTAGGGGCGGGAATTGGCGCAATAGAAGCCCGTGTAGGGGCGGCAGAGCGAGCGAATTTGCTTGCAAGGGAAAAGATAGCCCCCATTAGCCAAGAGCAAAAAGCGGGCAGTTTTGTATTGCAGGAAGCGGGATTTGACGTACCAGAAGGTGTCCCCGCCCAAGCTTTAAATTCTATATTAGACCAGTATAGAACACAAGGTGAAATTGTACGAGATGAGTTGCAACTTAGATTGTATCAAGAAGGTGCTGGTAATTTAAATAATGACCAGATAAATTCTTTTACTCGTCTAAATGAAGCGGTTAAAACAAAAGACCCGAACATAATAGGCGGGGTATTTTCATCGGAAGGTAAGAAAATACTTCAACCTGAAAATTTCCCATCGACAGAAGTACAAGATGTTTTAAAAGTATTTAATGATGCTATAAATCCTATAACACCTAAGACTGAAATTCAAAAAAAGATAGCTGGTAAGCTAGATAATATTGAACGTATATTCGGCCCATGGGGACTACAAGCACAAGATAATCCAGTCTTTGGTTCGGCTCTTAATACCCTAGCGCAGAGAAACAATCGTGCACAGGCTGCTATAAATGACGCTTGGACTCGTATAGGACAGAATGAGTCTGGAAGTCTTACCGCGTCAGAAGCTCGTGCTAACTTCCGTACTATGGTAGATGCTCTGCGAGCAGATAATAAATTTAGTAGCTCGCTAGGTAAATTGTTCGAAGACACGCATAATCAAATATTTGAAACAGTTAAAAACACTGACGGAACGACGACGGTTTCTAAGCGAAGCTCCCTTGACAATCTTCCTGTCTATACCGTAGACGATTTAATGAATAACTATGGTATGACCAGAGAGCAAGCAGTATTCTCTAAGAATCTTCTTGAAGAACCTGTCCGCGTTGCGACTGATACTTTCAACACTACTAATGAAACGATAGCTTCAAAACTAGCTACCTATCTAAGTGCTCGTAATGCAAAATACAGTAGAAGCAATGATGCTTTTAATGCGGCAAAAAACTACGTAGATAAATATTCTCGTAGTCTAACTTACAACGAACAAATAAAACGTGGTTTCCCTGACGGAAATACTCATTATAAAGAAATAGTTTCTGATAGAGCGGCACAAGAACTTGCTAGCATGATATACGACCCCGCCTATGCTGCTACTCCACAAGCAATAGGTAATGCTAAGGTTGTAGCTAATGGTGTAATATCTGCGATTGAAAACAATATAAGTTTCTTCACTAAGAACGCAGTTCGTGGTTATGCTCCTGCCATAAGGCGGGGTAAATATTTTGTATCGTGGACTGACGCCAACGGAGAACCTATGGCGCGGGGCGTTAAAAACGAGGACGAGCTAGCTTCACTTGAAAAGACAGCTAAGCAGAATCCTACTGATTATCGTAATTTTAAAGTTTACGACACTACAAAAGTAGAAGGATATAACGCTCGACTCAAAGACTTTGCACTTCGTGATATGCTTCGTGAGATGCAAGAAAAACGTGCAATTCTTCAAGAACGTCTTTCAAATGAGTCTGTATCACCAGAAGATGCTACTTTCATAAACGACCTTTTTGATACAGCTCGTGCTACTATCGATGAAGAAACTAGCCGTATTCTTGCTAATGTTCGTGATATGGACATCTCCGCGCGAACAAAGATAGAAAGCCGTAATATAAGTGGTATAGACTCAGCAGACTACGCTAAAAATCTTATCGAGTACATCGAGCTAATGTCAAGAGTTAACTCTTACAGACGTAGTAATAATGCTTATGATATAGCACGAAATGATGCTTCTATTGTAAATAATCCTGATATAAGTAAAGCTCTTGATTCCAAGCATAATTATGTTATGCAACCTAATTCGACTGAATGGGCACCGCTTAGGAGTTTTTCAACTCTATTTTATATTGCTGCGTCCCCGCGTTTCTTATTTCAGAATTTGCTACAAGTTCCTACTCTCGGCTTTGTACGTTGGAAAGACTTTACTGGACGTACTAGTGCAGACTTTTTCAGGTCGCTTACAAAAGCGGCGGCTACTGTTAATGAATATACTACGTCTGATAAAGTCAAGAACACGATTAAAAATCGTTTAATGCGTCAAGCGGAAAAAGACAACGTATTCAATACGACTGTTACTGATGAAATAAGTGGTGCTAATTCCCACCGAAATGTCTCTGATATATTCAACGAAGACCGTGCATCACTATATAATCGGACATTATCAACGCTTGATAAAATTGTACAGATGATTGGCGTACCCGTATCTGTAAGCGAAAATACAAATCGTATGTTATCCTTTGCTTCTATCTTAGAGTCAGAAGATAGGATATACCCGCTTGCAAAACGTTCAAAACAAGACCTTGACTCTGTGTATCGTAAGGCAGTAGATTTTTCTAACGCAGTCAACTTCGTGGGTGGGGAAGCTTATAGACCAGGTTTCTACCACGTTTTTGACCGCAGTACAAAAACTGGTCAAGCTGTACATAACGCGGCGTTGCTAAGCTTGGTGCTTCGCACTTTCAATTTGAACATGCTCTCTTTGCTGTCTAAGCAGACAAGACATATCGTCGGCTTGGAAAACGTAGCAGGTATAACTTCACGTAATGCTTCCGCCGCCTTGAAGAATAGCCGCTTTGCATTGGCTAAAACTTTCCTTGCTTACGGGCTATTAGGCGGGGCAAGCTCGCTACCGTTTATAGATATATTCAATCAACTAGCAAATACAGTAGCAAGCGTTCTTGATAGAGATGACCAAAAAGACGTTATTAAACGTTTTACTATCAAGAATACTCGTGAAAGTGCAAGACATATTGCTAATCTTATAGATATGCTTGACGGAAGTCAAAGTGATGGTGCTAACGAAATAGCAGATAAAATATCAACTTACCTTATATACGGTCTCCCCGCCTTAGCTGGTGTATATCAAGGTAATGTTGCTATGACAAATCTATTACCATATGACCCGAATAAATCTATGGCTGAAAACCTAGGTGGTGCTCCTGCGCAACTTGCCGTGGAGTTTGCGAAAGGTGGTAAGGCTTTGGCTGAGGGAAACCTCGACATGTTCGAGCGGGCGGTGTCGCCGACGAGTGTGAACGCACTCCGGAGTTTTATGAATGTCTTAGGAAGTGGGCAGATGATTTCCCCGCGCGGGATAGCGGCACTGCACCCTGGTAGTATCGGGAGCGCGGGAGAGGCTCTCGGTGTTGCCGTGGGTGGACGCCCGATTTCCCAGCTTGAACGTGAATCGTCTAACTATTTTGCTTACGCCGCCCAACAACAGAAACAAAAAGAACGGTCAGCATATTTAGATAATGCACAGTTCTATTTAAATGACCCCGCCGAACTTCGTAAATACATTGAAGATGGACTTAGAAGCGGGGTTATCACCATGAATACAACGGAGGAAGCTAATGCACTTTGGCGTAATATTGCTAGAACTTATCTGGATAGACTTGGTCGTAAATATCGTAATCCAAACTTACAATCAATTCAAGATATAAACAAGATTTATGAAGCTTACGGTGTAAGTCCGGAGTTTGAATCTCCCGTCGAGGTGACTATTCAAGCAGCTCGTCTTGCAGCTAAGTCAGGTGATATAATATCTGCTGGTAGACTTCTACAAAATATAACGGCTCAACAAGTAAATGCTAAGGTTTTAATCGATAGGGGAATGCCCCCGCCCTTAGCTAATATACTTGTTAAGCCGACCAAGAATCAAAACGATATAATACTTATAAAACAGTGGGCAAGTAAACTTAATGACTAAGTCAAGGTTATAAAACCTTTTTCATCAAAGTCTGCTCTTCTCCTATCGTTTTCTTGCTTTATGCTTATTTGATTACTTGTTAACACATTACTAAGGTCATCTATAATCTGACGATTAACTAGATTACCTATCGGTGTTGATGGCTCGTATTGTTTAATCAATTCAAAAAGATTAACCTTACGAGCCTTTTTTATTTTTTCCAGCGGTCTGAAAATCGAACGAGCAGCGTCTACAAGTTCAATTCTCTTACCAATCATAAGTACATCAAGTGACTCTGTTAGTTCATCTAATGATACATCACTTGACATTTTGTTTATGATATCCCCGCGTGAAATCCCCTGTGGGTTTTTTGCGACTATATCAAATATCTTTTCAGTGTAAGGTTTTAATTTATTACGACCTACATTTCTAAACAAAGACGGTAAGTTTTCCTCGAAAGATCCAAACATCTTATGTACTAATTGAATTAAAGCCGCGTCTATTTTCATGTCACTACGCAATACCGCGCTTAAACACATAGCAACTTTAATCATAAGTACGTGTTTGGTTGTATAATAATACTGTAAAAATTCTGGTTGCTTTAAAGCTTCTTCTTGAATTTCAACATAAAGCTTTTCCCACAAAGTTATTGCATCTTCCGTAAAGTCAAACCGCCCACTTATTTTTTGTAATCTTATAAACTCTTTTTTAATAAAATCGTACTCAGCTATCTGTTGTTCTGTAAGGCGGGGAAACGGTACAAATTTATTACGTTCTTCTTCATATATAAATATAATACGACGAGCAAGACCATCACTTATAATACTGCTATCAATCTTTTCATTCAACCACTCTGTTGTACAGCAAGCAAGTAAGCTTACATATGGTGCATCAATTCTAATCGGCTTGCTATTCTTCGTTAAATATTCGTAAGTTGGTTCGTCCCATATAGCAGTTAAGATATCTATCATAGAACTATTTCTATGCTTCCCGCCCAGAAACTCCTGAAACTCTGTGACGAAACAACTTATCTGGTGATATTCGGCGGGAACACCAGCGAAGTTAAATTTAATTACATTATTCTCTAAGCTCTGTAACAAAGCTTCTCTGGTAAGTGAGGCGGGGCTAAGCGGGAAATCTGGAATACATCTAAGTAGACTCTTTCCTATATTCATAGCACTGGATTTTTTCATTCCAGGTGCACCAACTAAGACAATATATAGGTTCGGATAGATTGTAAATGTTCCCTGCGGAACAAAACAACGTCTGCCTAAGCAAGCACTTAGACAAGATATTAATGTCCAGACATGATAATTTGTAGGTGGCTCTGTCTCCTCTGTATATCTATTGTAGCTCTCAAAAAGATTCTTCATTTTCCCGATTTTCCCGCCTAAAAGCCCCGATTTCGCCCTATGATAATATATGCATTGCCTTCTAAAAGCGATTTCTCAAACGTATGATTAAATATTATTATTGGCCACACTTATTAAAATCGCAGTCTTGCTTAATAATTTGCATACTATTCTTGATTGCATAATCAACTTCACGAATTGCACCCTTGCTTTCTTCCCAGCCGTTAAGAAGATATAGTTTTGTACATAATTCCAGAGCTAGCATAGTTATATCTGCGGCAAGCTCGTTTGCTATTTGTGTATGACCTGCATGTTTAAGTGCAATAGTACCAAATCTAGCAGGATTACATACCCTACATGAATATGTATTACTAAGATAACTTTCAGCCTCGTTAAAAGCTTGAAAGTTATAATTAGGTTTACCGGTCATCGGTCCGGCTATATAAACTGTATCATGCTTTGTAATCATCTTAATATAAATCTAACGTTATTGTTTGTTCACCCCAGCTCGGCCCAAGTTGTCCTTCAAATTCTATCGTAAAGGTAACTCCCCAGATAGTAAGTGGAACTTGCCAAAATTTCTTATAAAGTTCCGCGAGCTTGTCAGCATCGTCTTCGTACACAAATCCACAAAGTTCATCGTGAACTTGATTACACAATTTAAGAATAAGATGACCGTCTCGCCTTGCCTCTTTATCATAATAATATCGTTCTATATTCTTATTCGTGACATAAGCAGTATGTACCTGTGGTAAATAAGAACACATTTCTCTTAACATTGTGTTATCCTGTCTACCATAAAATCTCCGTTCTTGTCCATTAGCGGCTACAAGGAACGGGTCGCTACGCATCTTTCTTTCCATAGCAACATGGTATATAGGATAGTTATACCTGCTAAATAATTTCTGCTGAACTCTTTTACAATCTTCTGGACTTACATAAAGTTCACCTTCACTAAGGCGGAGCATATTATCACTCATTCCGGCAAAGCCGAGTTTATAAGCAGAGCCGTGATTAACGGCTTTCGCCACTTTATACTCTTTCTTCCCTTCGGGAGTTTTAAGCAGATGTTTATCTTTAAGTATCTGTTCTTGGCTAAAAGACGTATATGGCTTGCCCGTAAGCAGTTCAAGTGCAACTGTCTGTGCAGGTTTAATACCATGACGAATATCGTCCATAAGACGGCTATCTCCAAGAGCTTGCATACAAGCACCCATAGTTACGGAGTCAGCACCTTCAAGGTCAGCTTTAAACCATAGCATACCTTCGGGCGGGAGAAACAAAGTTCTAAAAGCTTTATCAACATTTTGAGGTTGAACACCTTTGTCATAAAGAGGTTTAGAACCACTAGACCTCCCCACCTTCGTTCCAACTACATTAAAGTTAAACCGGCAAATCCCCTTATCATCATATTCAAGAGCTTCAAGGTCACTTAGCTTTTTAAGATGTTTCCTTAAACTGGACGCAACAGTGAGGGCGGGGTATTCCGGATATTGACCGGCAAGTTTATAGACGCTAAGAGCATCAGCGGTCTCTCTGCTTTCCCGCTGATTAAACTTATCCTTCACCGCCTTCGTTTGAACTGGAAGTTTTAGCTCACCATAAAGCCATTCTTTCATTTGCTTAGAGCTACGAACGTTTATCTCTTTCCCAGCCAGCTCATTAAGCAATTCTTGTGTCTCGCTAACTTTCTTACGATACTCTTTCAGCATTTCGTTGTGCTTATCTCTATCTATTCTAACTCCTTGAATAGACATATATTGATAAGCACGGCTTACTCTTATGTTAAATCTATAATGATTGTCTAGTGTTGGCTTGCCAGCAAGTTCTTCTTGTATCCTCTTATAAACTTGATAATCTACAAGACAGTCTAAGCAGTTATACTTAAATTCGTACCAACGTGGGACTTTCCCGCTTCTACTTTCTTTAAGCATTCCTTTCCAATATTCATTGTCAGTAAGTAGACTAGAAAGAAACCCAAGGTTTTTATCGAACGATGGGTGTAATTCCCAGAAACCTAGCATCGTGTCTTCGACAAGATTAGACTTTATACCGTATCTTGTAAATAGAATATTATGGTCAAAATGACAAAAGTTCTGACCTATAATTCGATTCTCTTCCAAGACTTTCTTGATTAAAGACCAGAGCTGGTAAGTCTCTATCTCACTATACCTTCGGTATGTTCCGTTGTAGTTGTAAGGAACAAATGGAATTGTCATAGCGTCAGCCTCGCTCCAAGCAAAACCAATACAAGTCACCATTCCTTTTCCACAAGTTTCTATATCGCAAGCAACTTCGAGCTTACGTTCATACATACGAAGAAGTTCAGTCCTTGCTTCCTCGAATGTTGGAATATAGTTTATATTATATACCGGAGGTTTCCACCCAGTCTTAGCAAGCCGAGCCGCCTTCAAGAAGTCTTGCTCCGCAATAATGTTCAATGCATATTGCGCAAAGATATATCTTGGAGTATATGTACAGAGGGCGGGGCAACCTGTTTTGCAATTTATAAAAGGCATTCCCCGCTCATTGTCCAAAGATACTTTTGCATTACCATTTTTATCAAATTCAAGAACTTCCCGCCCTCTAAGATATATCAAAGACATTTTACCAAGACCTATAATAAAGTCTGGATTATATTCTTTTAATTGGTCATCTATCTTAGAATCAAATATCTGTTCATCAAAAAGGTTATCTCCAAGTCTAAGAACACGCGCGGTGGAAATCCCCGCGTTCTTTAACCATTTTTGCAACTGCCAAGCATAGCTTCCTTCTATTTCTGCTCTATCGGTGGCTTTATCTTTATGGTCTACTATGACTGCTATTTTCATTTCTTTGTGCTATTAAGATATTTAAATATCGACCTCATCGCTTCTATGTGGGTCTCTGAGTCTATGTCGCAAAGTTCAATCATGTCAAGAACTTTACGTTCCTTCTTTCCATATATACTATTATAAGACTCCTTACGTATTTTATACGCAGTAGTGATTTGTTTTTGCAAACAAGAATAGACGAAAAAGTAACTATTATTGGGCTGAATTAACATAAGCTCAATAGTATTGTTTTCTTTTCGTCTATCTCTTACTCTTACAATCATCTGCTTACAATATAAATGATTGATAAAAATATAATCACGGGGATTAAAGTTAATAGGTCGCTAATCTCCACCGCCCATCTCCTTCTTATAGGCTTCGCCGTAATAGTTAACTGCCATATCTTTACAACCTAGAATAACATGTTCCTCTTTCAACTCAAATCCGGTGGGATTTCGTCCCAATTTCTCCATCGCCAACACGCAGCTTCCCCCGCCCGCAAACGGGTCAAGCACACTCTGCCCCTCAAAACTCACGGTCTCCGCCAGCCACTTCCAGACCCCGAAGGGTTTCGCAAACGGGTGCGACCAAGCTCGGGAGGCGGGGCAAACCAACCAGTTCACCGCTCGCTTCTTAGCAAGTACCGCTTTCGGACTGGCACGAAACAATCCGCACAGCTCCGTAGACTTCGTGATATTCTGTGCCGCCGCGCCATTCGAGCACGGAGAATTTTTACACCACACAAAAGGCCATCTGCACGGTATATATCCTGCTTCTTCCGCCCACTTTTGTATCTTCTCATGATGTGCTATATCATAGAACATACACAAAAAGCCGGTCGACTTTATTACCTCATGAGAAGTAAATATAAACTCTTTTATTAACCTAAGGTTATCATCTACTTGATGTTCGTCTTTAACAGACTGTATAGAATCTTGATTATAAATATTGTCCATATCAATTCCATAAGGAGGGTCAGTTATGATATGGTCAAATTTTTCATCAGATGACTTCATTAGTTCGATGCAATCACCAACACGGAAGAGAGGTTGGAAGCTGCTCGCGCTTACGCGCGGTTGGGAGGTGGTCGATTGAAGCTCGGATTTGTCTGCTGAGACGCTGACTTTCCCGCCCTCGCTTTTCGGCGGGGTCGCTTGTTTGTTGCGGGAAGCAAAGGTTTTCATTCTTGCAATAGCCGCTTCCCTCTTTTCTCTAACTAGAAATTGAATTGCATCTACTATTGTGGGAATATTCCACAGCGGGGAGTTGTGCTCTTTGTCGTTGTCAAGCATCTTTCCGAGCCGTGTCGCGGAGCTTACATATGCTTGACTTACATTAAATAGCTTAGCGGTCAGAGCCTGCGTCCAAGAGCTTTCCCGCCTCTGGATAGTATGAACTTTATAAATACCAATTACCTGTGATTGCCAACTCATATCGGAACGATTTACGTTCTCGGCAATCTCCATAATAATCTTGTCGGATTCTGTCAATGACTTTCCATCTTCGATGTTTATACATGGGATTTCTTGGTATTCAAGATTCCCCGCCTTGACAAGTCTCTTATAAGCTTCAAGTCTATGAGCACCAGCAAGTAGCTGATTGTTTGAGTCAATAGTTATAGGATTGATTAACCCGATTTCTTTAATTGACTCAACAAGTTCATTAACGGCTTGCTCGTCAGTTTCTCTAAGACGGTCGATGACCTTTACGGAATCTATATTTATTTTATTCATATCTACTTATAAAAGAAAACCCCGCCCACCTAGAAAGGCAAATAGAGGTGGAGCGGGGAAATCCTTAATTATGGATTTTTATTTTAGAACGCAGGAGGTACAAAATTGTCCTCCTCTTTAATCGGGAAGTAACCTGCAATCGAATTAGACTCAGCGTACTTGTCGGTGGCGGGGTTGATGCCAATCTTAATCTTGCAGAATTTACCATCTATATCGGACAGCTGTATTCTGCCATGACCGGCATAGTTGCAAGCCTGCGCAATACGTTTAACTTGAATGTCGGGGTCGTAATTATCCTTTCTCACAAGAGAAACGTACTGACGAAGCGTTCTTCCGTCATAGTTGACCTCCCCGCCCGAAGTCGTCGTAAGCGGCGGGTTGCCTATGAACTTAGCTTCGACAATCAGGTTATTGCCGGTGTTGTCTTTATTCTGCTTTACTTCACAGTGAAGTTCTACGAAGGCGTATTGTCCTTTTTCAAGTAGAATTTCTTTTATATCATCATAGTCTTTTGTAGTTATATCCATATTATTTTTCCTTTTGTTTATTTTTGTTTTTCTTTTTTAACAATATAAATCATTGATAATGTCAGTTAGTCAGCCAACTGTTTCATAATCAAATCTTTATACTCGTTAAAGGGAAATGGGTTCTTCGGAATGTCAAGAGAACATTTCGCTGTCACCCACTTGTTCGGTTTTGTATTTATTAGATACTCTCCTGTTTGTGAAACAGTACATTGCCAAACGTCTGAAAAATACAATTCAAAGTTGCGTCTCATTTGACCACCGATAGCCAATGTCCAACCATGAAAGTTACCATCTTTATCTATCTCGGTGTTCTCATGGCAGACAACAACTATATGTTTATCTTTACCTTTAACTTGGATAAGATTATCACCAAGCCAAGCGAGATAACGTCCAAATGTACCCCAGTCTTGTATCTTAAACTGTTCTTTTGGACTTGAAGTTCCAAGAATAGAATTGGATAGTGCGCTAAGTGCAGTTGTCAACGTATCTATAACTATCGTTTTAACTTCTGGGTCTTTCGCAATCTCCACTAAGTTCTTTATGAAATAATCCCAAATCTTGGTCGGTTCTACTGCCTTCCCATCGGGGTAAGTAAGCGGGTCAAATATCTTAACCTCATCTACCACCTCGGCGGGGAGTTTCCTTAGACAAGAAACATTCTTATCAAACTCGATAAGACAAGGCTTAGGAAACTGCGCGGCAACAGTTGTCTTTCCAGTTCCACTAACACCTTTAAGCAACAAGCTTATACATTCTTTTGATGGGTCGAATTTTTTATATGTAGCCATAACTATAAATCGAATATAAAATGTCTATTTCTTATATCTTCACAACAAGATAATTTACTTAATGAACCAACTTCTAAATACTCATCAAAGACTTCGTTTAGCGAGTCTATTTCATCGATAGACTCTTCACTTGCGTTCCACATGTCATTCTCGCTATCCCATACTGGCATGTGTTTAAACAAGCCTATTGAACCATCTCCGTCTATTGTAAGATATTTATAGTTGGATAACTTATCTCCTAAGAAATAAGTTAGCAAACATTTAAAGGAAGCTATCAACTCATCAGACTCGATAACTTCTTCTGTCTCGTCATCATCAGAAAGATTTATTCCCATGTCTGTAAGACCTCCGCTCGTTAAAGTTTATCTTTGCTTCAATAGCCTCTGCGAGGCGGAGATTCCTACTACCGGAATAGTCAAATATTCTTATGACACAGTCAGCGAGTTCTTCTTCAAGACCAGTGAACTCTGGTATATGTTCACTCTTCTCGATTCTATTACGTTCAGCTTCGAGAGCTTCACTTAATTCGCTATGCATAAGTGCAATAGCAGTCCCAACCGGAACTTCTTTATCCCACCAACCGTGGGCTTTCGCTATCGAATGACAGCGGAGTTGTAGTTCTTTTAGTGTTGATACTATTTTATTCATATTATTCTTCCTCAATTACAAAATCATTTGCTTCACGTGCATTATGTTCGTGCTTCATAAACTCTATTCTGAGCATCTCGTCTCTAAGGCGGGGATTAACTGAACATACATTAAAGAATGGACAACGACCATACTTAGTCACACAAGATTCAAGTTCAGCGACTACTTCGTACTCTGGATTAAATACTATATTACTTATAGTATAGACTATATCTAATAGCTTACGTCTTGTACCAACAATCCATTCGTCTATCTGCCACGGACTAAATGGTATTTCATACAGACGGAAATTAACATCTTTCGTTCCAGTGCTGATTGCATCAATGAGACACCCCGCGATGTCAACATTAAGCTCTTTCTTGACTATATCTTTCATAAGATAGTAGTATCCTAAGAATTGATTACTACGTATCTTATCATCTAAGAATCTATCGCCAAGCATACTTGTAGTTTTATGGTCAAGTATCCAATACTGTCCTTTATATTCTACAACAGCGTCTATAATACCAAGCCATTTGAATGTCATCTCTCCAAGAAAAGAGACTTCTTCTTTGGCTATCGTTTTTACTACACACACTTCAACGGCGGGGCGTTCTCTAAGTGTTATAGCTTTTATGGGATAATTTAGTGTAGCTATCCACTGTTGCCACTGTTCAAGCGTATCCGTACCACGGGCTGTGCAACGGCGGGGGTCATCGTAGGTATCTATCTGGAACTTATCCGCCTCTTGATAAAATACTCGTTTGGCTTCTTCCAGTGATTTTCCTTTCATCATCTCCGCCAACCCCGCGTGTATAGACGTTCCATAATCCATAGCCAACGATGATGCGCCAATAGGTCTAAGTTTAAAAGCATAGCTTAGCAAACCTTTTATTGGACAGCTGAAAGTATTAAAAGCACTATTGCTCATAGTCAATGTTCTTTTTTCAAAGATGTCATTAACTACTTCGCACTCATCAAGTATTTTAGCAAGAGGCAGTTTCATAGTTCTAATAGTTTATCTAATGTTATAGTTTTCTTTTCTTTCTTTGCTACTATTCTTCTGACAGCTTTCGGATTTTCAGCAACTTCATTAAGTGTAGCTATATGAGATGACAGTTCCTCGGGAGTCATTTTATCTATATCAACAGACAAGAACTCGTCGAGTGGGTCATTCCCATCTTCAATGTTATAATCATCTGTTGGCATACTTAATTACTCCCGCAAGGTCAAGACCTTTGTTAACCCTGTCTTGATAAGTTTTAATTCCCAGCTTTTCCAACTCATTATACAATGATACAAGCATAGCTACACAAACGTGTGTTGTTTCACCATAGTTCGGAAAAACTTCTTTAAGACGTTTCATTACTTCCTCTGGAACAGTGACAGTTAATCTTGCAAGCTTACCACTTCCACTTGGAAATAACTGAGTTTGCATAAAGTTATTATTCATAATTAAGGGCGGGGCTTGGCAGGAATAGAACCCACCAAGCACACCGCGTTGAGGTTAGATGAGAGCCTGTTTCTTCGCTTCTTCGACAACCTTCTTAACGAGGTTAGCGAGTGCAACAACATTAGCTTCATTAGACCAGTCATTCGGTATAGAAGCACCGTGCTTTTCACAGAAAGCTTCCGCGCGTCCTTCTTCAATGAGACCACGGGCAAGACCCATAATCTGCTTGTTGGGAGCGGACGAACGAGTCGCTTCGGCAACCACCTGCACACCTTCGGCGGCGGCAACCAACTGTCCAGCAATCTCGCCCCACTTCCCTGCCGCTTTCATCTCGGCTTCAACGCGGGAGACGTACCGCTGTTCGGACTCGCCGTACTTCTTCTCCTTATTCGCGGGGTTCACCGTGCACTCCCTTTCAATGCCACTCAGCTCTTCCAGCTTGTTGCAAATCACGCGGCGGACGCGAGCGTTATGCGTATGCGCGAGGAATTGCTGGGTCGCACGCTCCAAGCACGCACCGGACATGCCCATGAACTGGTCGAATTCTTCGACGTTGTTATAGGGGAGTTCAATAGATACTTCGATACCGAGTATGTTAGTTTTTATATTCATTGTATTTTTCCTTTTTTGTTTTGTTGAGTTTTGGAAACAAAAAGTCTCCAAAAAAGAATGAGGCTATTATTCATATTCCTGCGCAAAATGTCAAGCTTATTTTTAAAAATTTTATTTTTCCTTTTCCTTGCCTTTTCCTATGAAGGCGGGGCGTTTATATATGCTTCGCTTTCCTTCGATTTGTGAGGCAATCTCAATCGATTGCGAAGCAATTCCCGCCTTGCCTTTATTGCTATTTTCAAGGGCGTTAGCCACCCTTTCCAAAAGCATTATTGTTTTATCTAGTTTTTTCTTTATATCCTCTCCATAAATATTATCCATAATTATTGTTCCTTTCTTTTAACACTGTTAAGAGGCCACTCCCGTCCACATTGTGGACATATAAGTATATGATTAGCCTGCATTAACTTTGCACCACAAGAATAACATCTTCCGGTTTTATCAAGTTTCTTAAACCTAAAATCTACATTAGGATTATCTGTTGTAATCCTTGCTCTCGTCTCGTGATTTTCTCGTCCCATTTTCAGTTATGATTTCTACTATCGTTATTATAAGTCCGGTGAAACACAATGTAAAAAAACCTATGACATAGATTTTTGATATTAATTCAGCTATAAGTTCCATCATATGATTGGGTCTATAAAACGTACAAACACGGGGTGGCGCGGGGCATTCTCATATGCTTCGCATCGTTGATACTTATATGTAATAGTTTTACCCATAAGCTTATTACGTTCGTGGAACATACGTTCTTTAAGTTCCATAGTAAAACCTGATACACCAAACGGTGACGGAAATAAGTTCGATTTACATATTAGTGTACCTATAAGAGGTTTATCAACCTTCCCCGCCTTAGCAGAGCTTCGCTTCGTAAGTCCAAGTTCATTTATTGTAGGTTCATTTTGATTCTCTTGTTCTACTTCGTATCCTATTACGATAGCATCATCGTCTACAAAAGGTTTAAGCTTCAAACATTCTTGTGACTTTATAGAGCTACGTCCCTGTTTATATAGACTAAACATGTCTTTAAGCATAGCCCCTTCATAACCAGCCTTTAATTGTTCAGACAAGTATTGTTCAATCTCCTCCACGTTCTGTACAATAGTACTTGGAGCTACGTCAAACAATCCATTAGCTTCAATGCGTGCATTAAGAAATCTATTAACGTAATCCCCACCTCCAATTACGTCAAATATATGAAATACACCAGAAAGGGAAACATCAAAAGAGTTCACTTCATGGGAGCACGCTCTTAGTCCTATCGGACTATTAGGTACGACATATTCAGTATCATATCCATCATAGTCATGTGAAGCCGCTATGCGTTGTATATTTTTATTACGAACAGGTTTAAGACTTGCACTTAAAGCAACTCCGTTAAGAAACAATACTCTTATTCCATCATATTTCGGCTGTGCTACTTTTGGAAATCTGATATTGTTAAGTTGTCCTATGCAATTATAGCCTTTCATAGGACGTTTAATGGTATCATATATTTTCATAATGGACATTATCAATAATTTATATTTGCATTTTGAAGCTTCGCTTCCAACTCTTCCATTGTAAGGTCTGACAAGACCTTGCCTTTTACATAAAGTGGAGCTTTGAAGTAAATGTCTTTTAAAAAAGAAAACGCTGGATTAGCAATAAGCTTTTTCAAAACACATAGGGGTATAGTTCCTACTACTATAAGCCTACCTGCTTGTTTATAGACTCTAAATCTCCAACTTTTTCCATCTTCTTTTAACAATAACTCATGAATATAATTAGGTAAATCACCTTTAATAGAGTTATTTACTTCCAGTAAAACATCTTTTAACTCTTGGTCATTGCTCATCTCTTATCTTTCTTATCTATTGTTATAAACACGTGGTTTCCAATGCGTGTTTTCTTATAACCATCAGCCCACCTCGGACTAATTTTATAGTTATAAAAATGATTCCAAGTTCCAGTAGGAGTAAACTCACCGTGATGCATTAGGTATGATATTGAGAATGCTCGACTAAACGCATCAGCATCTTCTGGTACAGCAAAGTTAAAGTTCTTGTCCCACCCCGCAAACTGATAAGGTTGAGTGACAACATAGTTAAATCTACAAACATTACCTTCTGCTCTATTATATATCACGGAAGCCACAGCCATCATACCTGCAAGAGGTTCTCCCCGCGCTTCGAGATATATAGTCCATGCAACTCGTTCTATATCTACATGGCGGGGCAACGTAACTCTTGTCGTCAAAACGATTGTTGAAATTATTAACAACACTAATATAAATACTATCGTTCTCCACATATATTTTCTTTGCTAGCTTCGCTAAATTGTTAAATAGTTGTTCCTCATTTACAGTAGATACATCTATAAAAGACAATAAGTTAATATCCGACGAACAATTTTTCATATCACCAAGTAATAATTATAGGTTCATTAACTCTTGCCCCGCCGTCTAATATAAGTCCATCACAAGATTTGACTAACGTCAATTTAAGTAACTCTGGTGAATCTCCTATAAGAGGTTCGAGGTCTTTAACATCTATTCGTGCCTTAACCGTACAGTTATTAAAATCTATATATGTAATAGGAATTGTTAGTTCTTCAAGAGAAGAAATAAGACGTTCAAAAAAGTCTTTCTTAAATCCCCAATGTTTATTTTTTAATTCTATACAATTAGGTTGATGAGTTGTCGAGAAGTTAAATTGCAGTTGACGATTATAATTAGCTTTCTTTTTTCTCTTGTCCATAAGTACTTAAAAATTGAAATCTTCTTTCTGCTTCTTCATGTGGAACATGACCAACAAATTTAACTGTATCGGGTACACCTATACTTCGTGGTGTTTTATTAGACAACAACACAGGATTCTTTACATGCTTAGGTTTAAAGAGACAATTAAATTCACTATGATACACAACCCAATCACTCGGGATATCCTTATGACCTACATAATAAGAATAACCGTCTATCATATATCCAGACTTACCATACGTTGGTGTCTTAGTTTCCCACTTTCGTTCGAGCGTAGAATAATTTTCAGTCTCTTCGTCTGATATACGAGTTCCTATTAAATCTATACTACCCCTCAGCTCTTCCTCACCAAGTTGCATGAGGTCTTGTTTTAAATTATATAGACCCTTATTATTTACAGTTGAATAATCACTCTTAACTTTATTGCCTGCAATACTCACAAAGTCAAGAGCCTTATCCGTTTTAAGAGAGACTCTGTAAGACTCAAAACCAATATTAGTTACCGTGAGATAAATCTTATATCTTGACGCAATGTTTCTTAGGTAACGAAGATTACTATTTCCAGCTACTTCAATAGAGTCATGACTACTTAGCGAAGCAAGTGCTCGCATAAGAGTAATCTTTTTACTATTCGGGTTAAACCGATAGGTTCGTTTAATCAATCTCTTCATACTCGAACTCTTCTCCACCGTCTATTTTCTTTACAAACTTACCTACGTTAATAGTAGTTTTATTATACCCGTCTCGGTCTGCCCAGTCACGAATATAATCCAACATTATTTCATATATATCGTCTACATCAGTAGACTCAAAATACATTCGTATTGCGTTAAGCATACCGAATATAACTGTTTCAGGGTTGTCACCTGACTCCGCAAGGTCTATCATTCTTGCTTCAAACTTTTCTTCTTCGTTCATATTACTTCGTATTAAGGTTGATACTTTGTATCGAGGTTGATTAAAGTTGGGGTGGACTCCCCGCCCTTGCGGGCGGATTGGAGTTGGTTGGTGAAAGTGGGCGTAGCCTGCTATGAATCGAAGCTTGCCCCGCCCACCGATTGTTGCCGAATCCCGAGTCTATTCCGAGCGCGGGGGAATCAAATCTTCGTCGTTCTTAGCATCTTCAAAAGCTTCTTCAAGTGTAGCGAATACCCCGCTCGCCTTTGTAGACCTATGATTTCCGATGTCGTCTGTTAGAATGTAAGATACTTCATTTATCCACCCGTCGCTATTAACTTCGACCATTACCGCCTCGACCTTCTGTTTAAGGATAGCATAGTCATTAGTGCGTCTATTCAGACCCTTAGTAGCATATACTATATCGCCTACGTTAAACCTTATATCTTTTTCTTTCATACTTATATTCCTTTCGTTTTATTTTTGTTTTGTTTAATAGACTCCATTAAAGAATCTATATTTTTAAATACGTCACAAGCGTGATACCATTCGGTATCATCATATTTAGTAGTAAATTTTACCAAATATTTTTGTACTTTAACGAAGTTTCCGTCAGTAATAAATATAATATCTGCTATTGTTACTATCATAAAGCGGACTTCCCCGCCCTCAGTTTCTCCTATCTTTACGACAACTCGTTCTCCTATATCGAAGAAGTTTATATCATCTGGACTCATCGCATTCCTCCTCTATTTCAGCAACAAGACAATCGAAGATTGTATCTTGTATAAGATTATACAAGCTTCGCTTAACAGCAAGGCTAACACCCTGCGGGGTTTTAATTGCCCGAAGTAATCCCATATAGTTAAGTGAAAGAATTATATCCTTATCGTATGAAGTCATAAACTTTTCAGAATATTCTATATGGTCTTTAAGACAAGCATCTAAGTATATGAATAGATATATCTCACGCTTGGTTAATGGGTGTCCTAAAAGCTTACGAGCTTTCCTGTTAGTATCTGTTGACAAGTCTAAAATGTCCATAATCAAGCTTTCCACAATTTGGTATGTTAGGATTTTCTACTATTGCTACGTGAAGTAGTTTAGTTGGAGTGTGTACTACACCGTATATAGATTCCTCATAAAATGATGGACTCATTCTAATCTTATCCAAGTTGGGCGGGGGAACTCCTCTCCACTTTATATACATATAACAAGAGTCAAGCGTAAAACTTATTTTTACTACCGTGCCTAGCCACTTATGATAGCACTTAAAGTTCTTCAACATATGCATAAATACTGGATTCCCCTCATTGTAGTCTATATGCTCCGCGAGGACGGGGACGGGGAATCTAACATTACGATGTAGCTGTTTAGCAAGTGTGTAAGCAGATGAAATCCCAAAATGTTGTACCCATTCCTGATAAGGATAGTTACCATAATTAAAAAGCAAGTGTTTTGATATTATCTTATTCATACATTATAAATCATTTATATTGTCTTTGAACTGCGTAAATATCATATCCATGCGAGCATGGTAATATAGCGGGAATTTAACTGCGATGTTTCCCAAGTGCCAAACACCTAACTTACAAGAGAACTCTCTTCCCGTTAGAAACCTAATAAAAGATAACCCCGCCCGCGAGGTGGGGCAATATATCTTATGAAGCGGGAGGCTCTTTCTCCTAACTAGCAATGTTGATTTGTCAGGATTGTTATTACTTCGTCTGTCAAATACAGACATTCCATCTACTGTAATACCGCTATCACTATAAGTAGCCCCATTAAGATACTTATACACTCTTAGAAATGCTATCTTGCTCGCAACAAAGTCTTCATTAAGAGCGAAGGTTATAGGTTCACCTATATAAACTTGCTTATTAGTATCTATAATAATAGGTCTCCGTTTAGTTAGATATGTAAACATATCCTTGGCTAGTGGAATACTATAAGCATCTTTGTCTGGATTAAATACATATATCCCATTATGGATTTCAAATATCCGATGTTCATAGTCTTTTGTGTAAACACCAGACATAGTCTTTTCTAAATTATATTTAGATAAGTCACACTTTTTAATAATGTCTATTAGTTTATCTCTTGTAATTATATGGTTATTCATATCGCAGATATAGTTGATTGAAGCGAAGGTTGACCCGCCCTGACGGGCGACGGTGATTGCGGCTTGAAGCCGCGTGGTTGTGGCTAAGAAGATGACTGTCCCGCCTCCGAACACGGGCGGGGCGATTGGTCTGTTCCAGTCCCGAGTCTTCTGTTTATTAAAGTGTAAACTAAGTCTTTTTGCCGGAATGATAGTGTTTTGTTAAGAAAGTTTTTAACAGCAACAAATCCACTATCCCAATCAAACAGGTCGTATTTAATAGTACAACCAAAAGACTGATAACCAAAACGAGTGCTTGTCTCATAAATTAAAGAACTATCTGTCCATTTAACATCGAGACCACAACCTTCAAAAGTTTTTATTATTCCTTTCTGTATTATAGGTCTATGAAACACCAGTAGATTTAACGTGTGATAGAACTCTATCATTTTGAAACCATCGTAAGTGTAGGTTGAGACATAACTTCCCCGCTCCACCTTATGTTTACGGGTACGATAGTCTTTATTATTTAATATACATTTTGCTATGCTATTCATCGTCACCTCTCCAATGGTAGATATTACCCTTTACTTTTAGAGTATTGTTGGCGGGGCGAGCATACTTCCAATAGCACCAATACGGATAGGAGTCGGAAGCAGATAGATACCTACTTTCAAATTCTTCTGGTAGTATGTATACAAGTGTTCCCCTAACACCGTCTTCCCCAATCGTATCGCTAAACAATGCTTCCTCACCTATCTCCAACTTAGTTGGAGGGCGGGAAAACTGCTCGTCTGTCACACACTTGATAAGCTTGTCAAAGACAATGTCCCTTTGTTCGTTGGAGTTAAAGTAGGCTATTCCCAAGGTGGGGTTGTCTTTGTACTTATTGAGCACAATCTTATCTTCCAGTATGATAGGACTGGCGGAGAACTTTACGTGTTCCGAATCTACACAATCCGTGACTTTAAGTGTCTGAACAACAATTGCTCGTTCGAACTTTTCTATTTTTAGTTTCAATTCTTTCATACTTTACCTTTCTTTTGTAAAATCCACTCGGCTTCACCCCGCCGCCTTCCAGCCGCCGCAAGGCGGGGCAACTCTCTATCCTTACACCTCATCACTTCTCAGCCGTTCAATCACAACTTCCCTCGGTGCACTATCAGCGCGACTGCGTGCAACATCTCTCGGTAACACTTCTATATTTGCACTTCTAAAAATACTTTCACCTTTGTTATTTTTTAAGTCTTGTTTTACGTGGATAAACAATGTATCTTTATCTGTCCATTTCATTGCTTTAAACCACATATCTTCGATATTACTATTGTTAAACCATAGGTTCATTCCCAATAAGTTTAAGTAATCTTTATGTTTTGCGGTATATAGACCACATTTCTTATATATAAGGTGAATATCGCTATTTATAGTTTCCGGAAAGTAATCCGCAAGTAGTATATTTTTATTCCTATATAAACATAATATCCAGTTATAGTTATAATATAATTTAGTGTCCATTCCATCACTAATTACTTTTAACTTTCCACAAGAAAACTTTTTCTCGCGATTAAAGAACGCTTTTATTGCATCGTCTATTTGTTTATTCATAATTAGTTATTATAAATGATTTATATTGTCTAATTCCTTTGGAATGTCTAACCCTTCGGGTTAAAGTATACCTAACTCTTTCAGAGTTGCTATTTGTTTGTCACTTAACGTAGTTACTTTCAACTCAATCTTATCTACTTCACCTTTTGGCTTTCCGAAAGGTTTAGGAAGCTTCGCTTTTTGTACTTTATATGTTTCATTAGAACTTTGACTTGCATAAGCAAGTCTTATTTCTTCCCACGTTAAAGTGGCGCGGGGCAATCTTGATGACTCACCTCGTAGAAGCAGTGGCTTAGGCGGGATAGTCTCCCGATAAGTTTCAACCTTTTCATTTTTAAGTACTTTGTCCTCCGTGAAGTATCGTATTATCCTAGTAGTTTCTTTTATTAAAGGTATAATAGTCCCCTTGTCAAAGACTACCATATCTCCACACCATACATTATATTTTTGATGTAGAAGCTTTCGAATAGTGCTATCCATTTGGATAGTTTGACCGTTTTCAATAGTATTATAATCTAACATAAGTACTTATTTAAAATATTATTTAATCATACGTTTGAGAAAAGCCTTTTAAGGGCAACCCTTATAAAATATATTGCCAGCGGCAAGGCGGGAAAATAGAGGGCTTTATTTATTGCCCTCTATTATATAGGGCGTTAGCCGTTAAGGGCGTACCGCTCGGCTTCACAAGCAAGGCGGTAAAGTGTTTCCGTTGTAAAGGTATTTGAATTGCTTATCCTTTGTACAAGCGGCTTGTTATGGTAAACAATTACCATACTTTCGTAAGGTTCATTTGTTTTCGGGTCGCTTGTCCAAGTAAAATCAATACTGATACTCCCGCCAAGTATAAGAGAATCGGGGTAAATGTTCATTTCTTTTGAGATAAGGCACTGTTTACGGTATTGTGCAAATAGTTGCTTTTTATAGTTCATAATATTTAATAGTGTTTATTTAATAGTGTTTATAAATGATATTTTTATACTGTAAAAGAACGAAAAGTGGTGAGTACTTATTAAGTACCCACCACTATTATTTTAGAGTAGTCCAAGCTCTTTGAGCTTTTCAATTTGCTCAGGTGTAAGAGCCGACCTTTTAAGTACTAATTTATCACCGCGGGGTGCTGAGGCGGGGCGGGGAATCCTGAATTTAATCTCACTTACAAGGTCGCTTAATTGCTCATAAGTCAAAGACAGGGACGCCGTTTTTAGCTTCGACCTAACTTGTGACTGGTATGTATGAGCCAAGCACCACCCTACAAAAAGGTCTACCAAGTGGCTTTCAATCGCCGTGAGATCGTCTGTTTCAAGTGCTTGACTTGCAAGTGCTGTCAACTCTTCGAGCGTTTCGGGCACTTCGACTGTTGAATTGACCGCAACGATTGAGCCGTCGGCA